GACGGCATCGCGCGCAGTCTTGCCAGTGCGGCGGGCACGGGCGGCGCATCCGCCTTCGGCACCCTTGGCGCCCCGATCCCGGCGGCCGCCTTCGTGTCGCGCGCCCAGCTCAGGGCCCGAAAGAAGATCCGGCCTGCCAGGGCTTCGAGCAGTGCGTCCGCGGGAGCTATCGCCACCGGTTATTTCCTGTCGAGCGCAAGGGCGGCGGCCGCAGGTGCACTCGGATCAGAGGTGCAGTCCGCTACGGTTTCGTGGGGATTGGGCGAGGCAATGGGATCAGGCCTCGCGGCAGCCATCGGCGCCAACATCACGCCCGTCGCGCGTCCCCATGCGCAGGGCTGGATCATTTTCTAGGGATGCAGCATGGACCTGAACGACCTGCTCTACCGGCCGCTCTATGGAATCTTCGGCACGGAAGCCGTCATCCGCTGCCTCTATGGCGCTGCCTTCCCGGTGTGCGTGATCGACCGGACCTCGGGCGTCGAGGTGACGGAAGGTTCAGGCATCGACGTGAAGACCATCCGCCCCGCCGCCGTGATGCGGATGCGGGAGCTGAGCGATCTGGGTCTCTCTCGAGAAGATCTCGAGGACGCCACCCTCGATCTCAACGGCAAGCTCTGGCGGGTCAAAGCCACCATGCCGAAGCCGGCGCCCACGGGAGAGGCCGATGGTGAACTCTACCTGTTCCTGATCGAGGACGAGGCATGACCGACCGCCGCGAGATGATCCTTGCCCGCCTGCTGGAGATTGCGAGGAACGTCGAAGGCATCGTTACCGCCTTCCGCAACAAGGACGAGATCGGCGAGAAACAGCGGCCCGCCATCGTCATCCTCGATGCCGATGAGGCGGCGGACGATGCCGACCCCGCATCGCGGCCATCGCGCGCACCGCGGCGCATTTCGATGACACCCGAGATCTACATCATGCTCGGGATGAAGCCGGAGCACATCGGGACATCGATCAACATGCTGCGGGCCCGGCTCATCAAGGCAATCCTCGCCGATGCCGAACTCTCGCTGATTGCCGGCTCGAACGGCGACATTCGATACGAGGGCTGCGCCACGGCGCTCGCTCGCGGCCGCACCATGGAGGGCGAGATGGGCGTCTCGTTCTCCTTCGCTTACGTCCTGCGGCCGGACGATCTCTGACCGTTCCGCCGTCATCACCCACGGCAACGCAATCAATTAATGTGGAGATCAGGCCATGGCAGCCTCAGTCAACAACTACACCGTCGGCAAGGGCGTCGTGTCCTTCAAGAAGGAAGGTGCTCAGACCTATGCCGACATGGGCAACTGCTCGGAATTCGAGTTCACGCCGGAGATCGAGAAGCTCGATCACTTCTCCTCGCGCGAGGGCGTGCGCTCGAAAGACAAGACCGTGGTGATCCAGAAGTCCGGCACGCTGCGCCTCGTGCTCGACGAGTGGACACCCGAGAACCTCGCCATCGCGCTTCTCGGCAGCAGTGCCGATGTCGCCGGAAAGACGGTGGTGCAGATCTTCGACCAATCCTCGGTCGCGGGATCGATCAAGTTCACCGGGGCCAACGACATCGGCCCCAAGTACGAGTGGATCTTCCATGCGGTGGACTTCATCCCCGGCTCCTCCATCAACCTGATCTCGGACGAGTGGGGGACGCTCGAACTCACCGGCGAATGCGCCGCCGTGGGCAACTCGTTCGGCACCGTGTCCGAACTCTGATCCGGCAAAGGGAAATTTGCATGGTGGGACTCATCGATATCGCCCCGCTGACGGCGGAAGTCGTCATCCGGGGCAACTCCATTGCGGTGACGGGCGTCAACGCCAAGGGCGTTGCAATGCTTCTCGCCCGCTTTCCCGAACTCCGGGCCCTCGTCATGGGCCGCGAGGTCGCGCTCGAAGCCATTCTGGCCCTTGGCGGCGAGGTGGTGGCCGCCATCATCTCGGCAGGAACCGGGACGCCCGGTGACGTGCAAGCGGAGAAGGCAGCCGACAATCTCACCCTCGAGGAGCAGGCCGATCTCCTCGCGGCGATCTTCCGCATGACGATGCCGAACGGTGTCGGCCCTTTCGTGGAGAAGCTGGAAGCTCTGGGGATCGGCCCCGGCGGGGGCGGCGGTTCCGCGACGCCGGAGCCGAGATCGCCGAAGCAATCGAGGAACTGATCGCGCTCGGCCATTCCCCCGCAGACGTGTGGGGATACACACCGAAGCGGATCGCCGCCTTCCTCAGGATCGCGCACACGCGGATCGCCCGGGAAGCGGCGCAGGCTCTCTCGATCCATGCACTCGCGGCGCGGGGTGACCCCAAGGAGATCCGGCGCCGGCACAAGGAACTGACGCGGGAATGACCATGCGCGTGAAATACGCCTGCAGACCGGGAGCCTTCAAGGAGGCCTTCACCGCTCCCTATGCCCTGATGGCACAGGCCGCGCAGCAGGCCGTCGCCCAAGCCGGCGATGAGGTCAAGACCGCTGCGCGCGCCAACATCGCATCGGCAGGACTGGGGCCCGGCTTCGTCAAGGCGCTGCGGGTCGACATCTATCCCAGGAGGCGGAACAGCCTCAACGCGTCCGCTCATATCTATCACAGGATCCCCTATGCCGGTGTGTTCGAGGAGGGCGAGACGATCCGCGGCAAGCCCCGCCTGTGGATCCCGCTCAGGTCCGCGCCGCAGAAGATCGGCAAGAAGCGGATGACGCCCCAGGAATATGTCGCCCGCGTCGGTCCCCTCCAGTTCGTGCAGGTGCCCGGACGAAACCCGCTCCTGTTCGCCCGCATGAAGGGAAAGCGGGCAGGGGGCAAGGTCACGCTCGGCAAGCTCCGCGCGGCGAAGACTGCAAAGGGGTCCGGGGCCACCAGGTCCGTCCCCATCTTTGTCGGCGTCGACGCCGTGACGATCCGGAAGCGGCTCGACATCGGGTCCATCGTCGAGCGGGCCAGCAATCGGCTCGCGCAGCTCTACGCGCAGGCATTCAGGTCGGGATAGATCGGCTGCCGCAGCTCTATGCCTCGCTCCTCCCGGGCGGCGGCTGAAGTTCCTCGTCGTCGGAAGCGTCCAGATCGGCCTCGATCTCGCGCAAGGTGACGCCCGACAGTTCCGGCGTCCCGAAGCCCCATGCCACCAGTGCCCAGGTTCCGGCGGCCTCTCGGACGACATCCATGCCGTAGGCTGCCGCTCTCCGCGCCAGACGCGCGGCGATCCAGTCCTCGACATGAATGACGTTCATCCCCGCACCCCTTGGCGACATGACAACTGAGTCGCCGCACTGACGCCGTGAGAGTGCCGGAGCCCTCTGAAAAAGAGATGAACGCCGATAGCCGGTTCAGGCGTCGCCCCGCCCGTTGAACGGGAAAGTTTCTGAGGAACCTCTGCCATGGCCCGCGGTCGCAATGTCATCAACACGTCGATCTCGCTGGAGGGCGGGAAAGAGATCGTCGAGATGCTGCGGACGATGGGCGAGAAGGGCGAGGCCGCCGCGCGGCAGCTCGAGAGGGCCTTCTCCAACGCCAGCCTCGGCAGCACCCTCCAGACCCGCATCAACGCGCTGAAGCAGTCCTTCGCGGGTCTGCAGGAGGCGGGGGCTCGTGTCGGCAGGAGCTTTGCCAATGTGACCAGTTCCTTCAACGATGTGAGCAGCGCCGCGGCCACCGTCCGGAACCGCATCGCGCTCGCAGCGGCGGCGGCGACGGGCATCGTCATCGGCTTCGGCGCCATGGCGAAGAGTGCCTATGACAGCGCCGGCGAGATCAAGGACCTCTCCGAGAGTCTCAATGTGTCGAAGGCGGACCTGCAGGCCTTCCGGCTCATCGCCGCCGACATCGGCCTCGACTTCAATGACTTCACCAAGGGCATCGTCGGCATCACCAAGGGGCTCGAGGACATCCGGGAGGCCGCCAAGGAAGGCGGGTGGGGCGTCGGGCAGATGGTGAACCACCTCGACAAGCTGTCGGGTGGCGGGCTTCGCATCGCGGAGATCTTCAGGAAGATGGGTGTCTCCCTGAAGGAGACCACCTCCACCATGGATGTGCTGAAGGTTCTTGCCGGCTATTTTGAGAAGGGGGCCACGGAGGCTGAGAAGCTCGGGATCGCCGTGGACATCTTCGGGGCGAAGCTGGGGCCCAGGATGGTGCGCTTCCTCAACCAGGGATCGGGGGCGATCGAGGCGTTCAGGAAGGAGCTCGCCGGCATGGGGCTCCTCCTGTCGGACCAGATGATCGAGACGGGCGATGCCGCGGGCGACATGATCACGAAGCTCCAGCTCATCTTCTCGATCTTCAGGGAGAAGTTCTTCGACCTCATCGCCCCGGCCATCGTCAAGGGCGGGCAGGCCATCATCGACATGCTGAAGGCGAACCGGGCGGCGATCGAGTCGTGGATCAAGGGTGCGGCCGAGAAGTTCGTCTCGGTGATGGGCGACATCATGTACCTGATGTCGGGGGGCCTCGACACCCAGGTGAACAACAAGTGGCTGCTCGACATCCGCGACGGGTTCCTGGCGGTGAAGGACGCCGCCAGCACCTTCTTCTACGAGATCCTGCTCCCGGCCTTCACGAAGGTGCGCGCGTATGCGGACAGGCTGGCGGCGGCGATCAACGGCGTCTTCGGTACGAAGTTCACGGGCGACGGCCTTCTGGTTGCCGCCCTGGTGACGAAGCTGGTGGGTGGCTTTGGATTGCTGTTCTCCACCATCGGTCTCGGGGTCAGTACCGTCGGGCTGCTGTTCAACCTCTTCCGTTTCGGCATCTCGGTCCTGGGCGTCCTCGGCAAGCTGTGGCCCGTCATCACGGGAGGCCTCACCGCATTCATTCAGTGGCTTCCGGCGCTCGCGGGGCTGCTGGGTCCGGGTGGCCTGATCGCCATTGCCGTCGTGGCGCTGGGCGCAATCTTCTATTACTTCTGGGACGACATCGTCGCCGGTGCCAAGGCGGCGTGGGAGTTCCTGAAGACCGCCTTCTCCGAGGGCTGGGAGGCGGTCAAGACTGTCACCTCCGCCGCCATGCAGGCGGTCGCGACCGTTCTCTCGGAGACATGGAACGGTATCACGCAGGCGGCGTCGATGGGTCTGCAGGGACTGGCGCAGATGTTCTCCGACGTATGGAGCGGCATCACCACCACCGCATCCACAGCCTTCGAGGGTCTGACCCAGGTCTTTTCCGACCTGTGGACGGGACTGACGACCCTGTCCACGACGGCGCGCGACGGGCTGGTGCAGGTGGCGATC